TGGAAAAGAAAATAGCGCACGGCGGGCATCCCGTCATGCGCTGGATGGCAGACAACATCTTCATTCGCACCGATCCTGCGGGCAACATCAAGGCAGACAAGGAGAAGTCCACAGAGAAGATCGACGGCGTGATTGCGCTCATCATGGCTCTGGATCGTGCGATTCGCTGTGGGAATGATACCTCCGCATCTGTCTATGACGAGCGAGGAATCTTGCTGCTGTGATTCGGGGTCTGAATCAGAGTGCGGCAACTTGGAGTTTCAGTCCAAGCGGCTGCATGAGTTTGAGCAAGGTGTCGATTTTTGGTGTCGTTTTGAAAGATTCGATACGTGCAACGGAGGATTGCGGCAGACCGCAACGCTGCGCAAGCGTTCTTTGGCTGATGCCAAGGGCGGTGCGCCGCTCAATCATCGAAGAAACAATAGCTGCAATTTCTTCAATCTCCTCCATACTTCGACGGCTCTCTGCGTCAATGGATTTTACATGATTCTTGTAATCTTCCCATGTTTTCATTTTCCTCGCTCCTTTTGCTGACGAAGGTAATCGGTTCGTGCTTCTTTTGCACGGGCTAGTTCGCGCGGCGGTGTCTTCATACTTTTCTTCCGAAAGTGGTGCAGCAGAACATATTGACCGTCTGCGTAATAGAAGTAGAAGATCCGGTTGTTTCCGGGGCGAAGTTCCCATATATCATCTTCCAGATATTTTGTGATCTTACTCGGTAATCTCGTTCCGTTGCGTGCCAAAAGATCGATGTAAAAGATGATCTGATCATATTGAATCCGCGCATCTTTGTTCGTCTTGCTTTTTTCACGTAACTCCTCGAGAAAATTCCATACGTCGGATGTCCCGTTTCTTTTCTCGTAGAACTCAATTCGATACATATTATACTCCCTCTTAAAGACACTTTGATGATAGCATAAAAGCTATCATTGTGCAAGGAGAATAACATATGAACCTATTCAGCAAACTCTTTCGTTCGCGGGACAAGCCCACAAATCACCTCGGCGGCTTGTCTTTTTTGTTCGGGCAGACGGCAGCGGGCAAGGCAGTCAACGAACGGACGGCAATGCAGACAACTGCAGTCTATGCCTGTGTGCGCATTCTCGCAGAATCCATCGCAGGGCTGCCTCTTCATGTTTACGCATACAAAGGACAGGGAAAAGAGCGTGTGCCGGAGCATCCGCTGTACTTCCTGCTCCACGATGCGCCGAATCCCGAGATGACCTCTTTTATATTTCGCGAAACGATGATGAGTCACCTCCTTTTGTGGGGGAATGCCTACGCACAAATTTTGCGGGATGGTAGGGGCAAGGTTCTCGGACTCTATCCGCTGCTCCCGGACAAGATGGAGGTGAGTCGGGACAGCCGCACAGGGGAACTCTACTACACCTACACGAGAACCACGGAGGAGAATCCAAACTTTGTGGATAAGGGACAGATTCGTCTGCGGCGTGAGGATGTGCTGCATATTCCGGGACTCGGCTTCGACGGTCTTGTGGGCTATTCTCCCATCGCTATGGCAAAGAACGCTATCGGTATTGCGCTTGCAACAGAGGAATACGGTGCAGCATTCTTTAGGAACGGTGCGCGTCCGGGCGGTGTTTTGGAGCATCCTGGTGTTCTCAAAGACCCGTCGAAGCTCCGTGATAGCTGGCACGCCGTCTACGGCGGCACGATGAACACGGGCAGGATTGCCGTTCTTGAGGAAGGTGTGAAGTATCAGCAGATTGCCATACCGCCCGAGGAGGCACAGTTTCTTGAGACGAGGAAGTTCCAGATCGACGAGATTGCACGTCTCTACCGTGTGCCGCCGCATATGGTCGGAGACTTGGAGAAATCCTCGTTTTCGAACATCGAGCAGCAATCTCTCGAATTTGTAAAGTACACCTTGAACCCGTGGGTAATGCGATGGGAGCAGTCGCTTCAAAAGGCATTGCTGACGGACAAGGAGCGGAAGGATTACTTCATCCGCTTCAACGTCGATGGATTACTGCGCGGAGACTACAAGAGCCGTATGGAGGGATACGCCATCGGGCGGCAGAACGGATGGCTCTCCGCGAACGACATCCGAAGTCTCGAGGACATGAATCCCATCGAAGCGGAGGAAGGCGGCGATCTGTACCTTATCAACGGGAATATGACAAAACTGAGGGATGCAGGATTATTCGCCAATAAGAAAGGAGACGGCGATGAAACGTAAATTTTGGAACTGGGTACGGAACGAGGGGGAGAAGCGTATCTTGCTTTTGGATGGTGAAATCTCGGACGAAACGTGGTGGGGCGATGAGGTCACACCTCAGATGTTCCGCTCTGAGCTGAACGCCGCCGAGGGAGATATTGACCTTTGGATCAACTCACCGGGCGGGGACTGTTATGCGGCGGCGCAGATTTACAATATGCTCATGGAGTATAAGGGAAATGTCAATGTCAAGATTGACGGGATTGCAGCCTCAGCCGCATCCGTCGTTGCGATGGCAGGATCGACCGTTGAGATTTCTCCCTTGGGGATGTTGATGATCCATAATCCGATGACCGTCTCCATCGGAGATACGCACGAGATGGAGCGGACAATTACGTTCCTCTCTGAAATCAAGGAGAGTATCATCAACGCTTATGAGATCAAGACGGGGCTGTCCCGTGCGAAGATATCACGGCTGATGGATGCCGAGACCTGGATGAACGCAAAGAAGGCGGTGGAACTTGGATTTGCAGATTCCGTTCTCTATGCGGACGCACAACGTCCTTTGACAGACACGGCAGACGGGCTGATCTTCTCTCGCGCCGCTGTCACGAACTCCCTGCTCTCGAAATTCGGGCAGGGGACACAATCAAACAATGTCGATGCAGAGCCGTTTAAGAAGCGGCTCTTTTCTATTTCACACTAACGGAGGGACAAGAACATGGATAAGATCATGGCAATGCGCGAGAAGCGTGCAGAAATGTGGGAACAGGCGAAGCAGTTCCTTGATGAACACGAGAAGGACGGCCGCCTTACGGCAGAGGACGCCAAGGCATACGAGCAGATGGAGCAGGAGGTGCTTGCACTCGGAAAGGACATTGAGCGCATGGAGCGTCAGGCAATTCTTGACGCGCAGCTCGCAAAGCCGACCGCAGCAGCGATTACCAATCTGCCGGGCGCAGGATTCGCTTCCGAAAAGACAGGTCGTGCAAGCGAGGCATATCGCTCGGCAATGCTCAAGGCTCTTCGCACGAACTTCCGTCAGGTGGAGAACGTCCTGCAGGAAGGCGTGGATGCAAACGGCGGTTATCTCGTTCCCGAAGAATACGATCAGCGTCTCATTGACGTACTCAGCGAAGAGAACGTCCTGCGTCCGCTTGCGACGGTCATCATAACGAGCGGCGAGCACAAGATCAATATCGCCGCCACAAAACCTGCGGCTGCGTGGATTGAGGAGGGCGCAGCACTTACCTTCGGGGACGCGACCTTTGCCCAGATCGTTCTCGACGCGCACAAACTCCATGTCGCGGTCAAGGTGACGGAGGAACTCCTCTACGACAACGCCTTCAACCTTGAGAACTACCTCATCGAGCAGTTCGGCAAGGCACTCGGCAACGCAGAGGAGGATGCTTTCCTGAACGGCGATGGGACGCACAAGCCGAAGGGACTCCTTGCCTCCGCAAAGACATCCGTCACCACGGCGGCGGCAGACATCAAGGCGGATGAGCTCGTGACTCTCGTCTACAGTCTCAAGCGTCCCTACCGCAAGAATGCGGCATTCATCGTCAACGATCAGACGCTTGCCAGCATCCGAAAGCTCAAGGATGCGAATGGGGCGTATTTCTGGCAGCCGTCCTACCAGATGGGCAAGACCGTCATCGCGTTCGGCGATTACTCCTACTACAACATCGGTGACCGTGGGACACGTTCCCTGCAGGAACTCAAGGAGCTGTTTGCGGGCAACGGCATGGTCGGGTACGTGATGAAGGAGCGTGTGGACGGCAAGCTCGTCCTCGAGGAAGCCGTGCAGACGCTCAAGATGAAGGGTTGATGTATGTTTGCGGCAAAGAGGGGAGGTGGTTTTATGCTTGTGCCGCTTGCAGCAGTCAAGCAGTATCTGCGCATTGACGGCGATGAGGAGGACGATCTCCTCATGCACTTTGCGGAAACGGCAGAACAGATTTGTACGGCACTTCTGCGCGTGAAGAAGCTGTCCAAGGTCGAAGATCAGGCGATTGTGCGCGTCGCAATCCTCTACGCCGTATCCTATCTCTACGAACACCGAGAGGAAGCCGACCACAGGGGGCTTGCGCTGACGCTGCGCTCGCTTCTCTTCGGTGTGCGGAAGGAGGTCTTTTAGGTGAGGGTGTCCATGAGCGAACTGCGTCATCGGATTTCCATCCTGCGTCCCGTAACGGAGACGGATGATGAGGGGAATATCCTCGTGCAAACAACACAAGAAGTCGGTAAAGCGTGGGCGATTGTTCTTCCGTTTGCGGCAAAAATCTCGGACGGCTATGCGGAGAAGGTGCAGGAGGTGGATTACCGCATCGTCATTCGTTACCGTGCGGATGTGCGCGTGACCGACCTAGTGCAGTGGAATGGGAAGCGGCTCACACTTGTTGCGCCACCCTATCCGCTCGGCGGGAAGAAGCGGTGGCTTGTCATGGAATGCAGGGAGTTGGTGGAAGATGGCTAGATACCGAGGATTCGTCTCTGCCGAGAAGATTCTCGCGGAACTCGGTGCAGAGGCGACGGCAGCGGCAAAGGCAGCACTCGCACACGGAGCGGACGATGTGGTCGCGGAGGCAAAGAACCGCTGTCCAGTCTATACGGGAACAGATAAGCGCGTGGTGAAGGGCGCACTCCGTGACTCCATCCATAAGCGACTGCGCAGGAAGGACGGCTCTGTTTGGAGGATTGCGGCGGATGCAGAGTCTCAGGATGGTGTATTCTATGGCGTACTCGTTGAGTTCAGCCCACGCATCAACCGCCCGTTTCTCTATCCCGCGCTCGATGCCAAGAAGGACGGGATCCGTTCTGCCATCGTCGATGCCGTTCGTGCGGCAATACGGAGGCGGGGAAGATGAGTATTGCAAAGATAGTGTACCAATCTCTTGTATGCTCTAAGGAGCTGACGCAGCTTCTCGCACATGGGAGAAAGGGCATCTACCACGGGCGCAGTCCCAATGCGGGGACATACCCCATTCTCGTCTACTCTGTCATTTCCGACGTTCCTGCGCTCTCGGCAGACGGTGCGGAACTGGAACGCCGAATCACGGTGCGTATCCACATTCTGACGAAGGATGGGAGATTCGGAGAGATCCATCGAGCGGTGCAGAACGCGCTTTTGCCGCTCGGTTTTGTGCGGGCACAGACGCAGGAACTGACAGAGAAAGATATTTTCGTTGAAATCACAGATTACAGAACAGCAGTGGAGGGAGAATAAAATGCCAAGTCCAACACCAACAGCAAAGCCTGCCGCGAATCTGACGAGCGGGCAGTTCATCAACATCCAGAAACTTCACATTGCCAAGATGCTCACCGATGAGGCGGGCGGCAGTGCGACCTACGAGAAACCCATTCCGCTCGGGAAATTGCTCCGCAAGGTGGATATTAAGCCGCAGACGAATCAGGCGGAGTTATTCGCCGACGGTCAGTCCGTGGATACGGCATCCAATACCGCGTCCTACGATCTGACCTTTGACACTGCCGCGCTTCCTTTGGAATACACGGCGTATCTTCTGGGACACAGTATCGAGAATGGCGTAATGAAGGCGGGCAAGGACGATGTCGCTCCGTACTTCGCCGTCCTCTTTCAGTCGGATAAGCGCAACGGGAAGAAGCGTTTCACCAAGTTTTACAAAGTCCAATTCACGGAACCCTCCGAGAGCGGCAACTCGAAGCAGGAGAGCATCCAGTTCGATACGCCGACACTGACGGCAAAGGCGATCTACCGCCTTTCGGACGGGCTGTCCTACGCCAAGGCAGATGAGGAGGCAGCGGGCTTTGCCGCTGAGACGGGAACGAAGTGGTACGAGCAGGTCTGAGGGAGCGTATCATGGAAAAACCAACGCTATGGATTGCGGGCAGGGAGATCACGCCGAACCCTCCGAAGATGAAGGTCTGGCGCGAGTTCCTTGCCTTTTTTGATGCCGACAAGCAGGACATGAATCTTGAGGACTTCTTGGATGCACATGTCCGTCTGATTATCCTCGGCTTCGGACGCGAGGAAGTGACGAAGGAATCCGTGGAGGAGAATGTAGACGTTGCGGACATTGTTCCACTGACACGCGCACTCTTTCGATGGATTCAGTCATTGACGTTTTCCAAATTGGTGAACCTCCCAAACGGAGAGACGGGGAAAGAGGCGTAGTTCTTTCTCCGTACCAGAATTTACTGCGCTATTACGAGCGGCTGCAGTCCGCATACGGATGGACAATGCAGGAAATCGACAGGCATGAGATTACGTTCCTGCTCGATCAGCTTGTGGTGACGGCGATCTGCGAAGAAAGATCGTCTGAGCGATATATTGACGACGTGATGTAGGGAGGGGATGGGGTGGCAAAGCGCGGACAAAAGATTGATGAACTCTATCTCGACATCGGTCTCAACATTGCACAGCTGCAGCTGGACTTTGACACGGCAGGGAAAACTGTCTCAGATTCCATCGCACGCCTCAACAGCAAGGCAAACAACATCCATCTGAAACTGGATGCCGACCTCGCGAAACTCGATGGCGTAGGGACGGAACTGGATAAGATCAAGGTGCGCTATCAGGCGATCAACCGCGAACTGGATATTCAGCGGCAAAAGGAACAGATTCTTGCCGCTGTCCTCCAATCCGCGAAAAAGAATGATGGCGTGGATAGTGCGTCCTATCGCCGTGCGGAGAGCAATCTCCTGCGGCAGCAGCGGACGGTCGCTCAGACCGAAGCCGAGGTGCGGAAACTGAATCATCGCCTCAAGGAGAGTGCGGTGCTTTCCGGCACACTCGGCGGGCGCATCTCGGCGGGAATGACGGCGGCGCAGGCGGGGGTCAAGAATCTAACGAGCGGATTCAACATCCTCTCCACAAAGATGGCCGCAGTTATGGCCGTCGCTGCGACGGGTGCGGGACTGTTCAACATCACCAAGGACGCGATGCTTGCGGGTGAGAATGTCTACAAACTCACACAGCGGCTTCATGTCTCTGCGAGTGAGGCGGCGACGCTCAATCGGGTGTTTCAGCTTGCGGATACGGACATCAAGGGCATTATTCCACTGATCGCTCGTTTGGACAAACAGGTGGGATCTGCGGGTGAGAGCGGCAACGATACCACACGCGCACTCTCGCGCTTCGGTATTGCACTCAAAGACCAGCAGGGAAATCTCCTGCCGCTCAACGAACAGCTGGCGCAGCTTGCCAAGGGATACAAGACCGCAAGCGAAGCGGGCATGGAGGAGGCGTATACCGCAGAAGTCCTCGGAGCACGCGGGGCGGCGCTTATCCCAATTCTCGAACAATATGACGATCTGATGACCATTTCGGCGCGTGTCAAGACAACGGGACTGCTTGACCCGGAGCAGGCGCATGAGACCTATCTCAAGTGGCGTGCGATGGAGATGGAAGCGGGACAGCTGAAACTTGCCCTTGGTGCGGCACTCCTTCCTGTCGCCGAGGAACTCA